TTAAATGACATTAAAAAAGCTATACAAGAATTATGTAGTAGTGGTGTAGTAGTATTACTTGAATATTCAGGAGAAAAATATTTAAAAATAAAAAACTTCCTAAAACATCAAACTATTAATAAACCTTCAAAATTCAGATATATTAATGAACTTGAAGCAAAGTGTAGTAATGGTGTAGTAGATGTGGATGAGCAGTCATTCCCAAAAGAAAAAGAAAAAGAAAAAGAAAAAGAAAATATTATGTCTTGCAAGCAAGACTGTGTAAATGTTTTAATTTATTTAAATTTAAAAGCTTCAAAGGGATTTAAACCAATTGAAAGTAATTTGAAGTTTATAAAAGCGAGATTAAAAGAATATTCTCAGGAAGAACTTAAAAAAGTTGTTGATTTTAAAGTTTCTGAATGGTTAAAAGATGACGAAATGTCTAAATATTTACGTCCTGAAACCTTATTTGGGGCTGCTAAATGTGCTGGTTATATCGAAGAGAGTAAAAATTGGATTTCAAAGGCTGAACAGCAAGTGAAAAAAGTAAAAGAGGGGACTTCATACAATGGATTTGCGTAGCACATACGAAAGAGAATTAATTACAATGATTTTAGGTGATAAATGTGGGAATAAAGAACACATTATCAAAAATTTATCTCCTAATATGTTTTTAAATAAATTTTATAAACAGCTTTTTGGAATATGCGAGCATCTTTTAAAGTCAAGCAAAGAGATAAATGTTTTCAGCGTTTGCGAGCTTCTTTCAGAGGATGAATTGCAAAAAGCTACAAATCAAATATATTCTGAATTTATCTCAAACGTAAATTATAAATATTACCTTGATAAGCTCCACGAAAGCTATTTTGATAGATTGGTTGAAGGTGCTAAATCATTAAAAGAAAATGAAGATATTCAAAAAGAAATTGCAAAATGGCAAGATACATCAACACTTGTAGATATTTCAACAGATGCAGGGAGTTTGCTTTGTGAATATTACAACAACTGGGATACCGCAGTAAAAACTTATTATCCGAGCTTAGACCAAAAATTAGGTAGTTTCCAAGGGGGAGATGTGATAATTTTTGCAGGGGCAACCTCAATGGGTAAAACTTGTATGATGCTAAACCTAATTACAAGGATGGCAAAGAACGGTAAAAAGGTTGATGTTTTTTCATTAGAGATGTCATTGAGCCAATTACAAAACCGCGTGATCTGTTCAGAAACAGGAATAAATGCAGGAAGATTTAGAAACTTCTCCTTAACAGAACTTGATCAAGAATTGCATTTAAAATATGCGGAAGATGAGTTTAAAAAACTACAGATTAAGGTTTGCACAGATTATAACATAACAATTGAAAAGATCCGAAAGATAGAACAAAAAAGCGAAAGCGAGATTGTTTTTATAGATTATTTGGGATTGATAAGCGGAAACGGAAATAAGAGCAGTTATGAACGCTTTGGGGATATCTCAAGAGGCTTAAAATTGCTTGCACTTGAATTAAATAAGCCGTTTTTTGTGCTTCATCAACTAAACAGAGATTTACATAGTAGAGACGATAAACGCCCTAAATTATCTGATTTAAGAGATAGCGGTAAAATCGAACAGGATGCAGATACAATTTGCTTTGTTCACAGGCCAAATTATTTTGACCCGACCGAAAGTGAAGGGAAAATGGAATTTATCATTGCAAAAAATAGGCACAACGAAAGTAACCAAGTGATTGATTTATTTTATAACAAATATACACAGAAAGTGAGCGATTATGCTGAAATTAATAAACAAAGCTCAGATGGGGAAACAAGAAATTAAAAATGTATTAAATGGTAAATAAATAATTAAAGAAATGGAGGAATTAAATGGCTTATAAACTATTTACAGCAACAGATGAAACACCTATCAAGGAAATTAAGAATGTGGGAGAACTTGAATGGAGCGATGACTTAGATTATTTTACAACTCAAATGTCTTTTAAAAGTACAGATATTGTTGATATAGGCAATCAAATTATCTTGTTTAATGACAAAACTGAGATATTGAGAGGGATTGTAATTGACAGAGGATGGGATAAAAACAAAATTTATGAATATACAGTTTTTGATTTTGGCTTTTATTTGGGCAAAAATGAGGTAATTGTCCAATTTAACGGTTGTACTATTTCAGAGGCTATTAGACAGCTTTTAAATAAGGTGAACATTCCAATCGGTGAAATTGTTGAAATACCGGCATGTGTAAAAAAGATTTATAAAAAGGTTCTTATCTCAGATATAATCAGAGAATTACTTGAAATGGCAAAAAAGAAAACGGGCATTGATTATATTTTGAGAGTTAGAGGCAGGCAAATTCACATTGAAGAATTTATTAAAATAGAAATTTATCCAACTTATGATCTCAATGGAGACACAATAAATATAACTGAATATATTGGAAATTTCTCTGCCAGAGATTCAATTCAGGATATGAAAAACAGAGTTAAAATAACAGATAATAAAGAAGATAAAATCTATATTTTAGCGGAGGCAAAAGATGAAGCCTCAATAAAAAAATATGGACAACTTCAAGTTATTGAAACTCCTGATGAAGATGACAAAACACCCAAGAGTGTTATCGCTCAAAATATGCTTAACAAACTGAATAAAATTACATCTTCTCGTAGTATTGAAATGCTTGGTTCAGATGAGATTAAAAAAGGTGTTCTGTTGTCTTTTAATTATCCCGAATTCGGATTTGTTGGACAGCATCTTGTAATTTCCACACATCATAATATTGATGATGTAATGCACAAAGTAAATGTAGACTTTGAGGTTTATGATGGATGAATTGATGTAGCAAAATAAGTTATAAGTTATGGCAATAAGTAAGTAAGATTAATAAGGAGGAAAAAAATATGTCAAATAACTACAAATTAATAATAGATGGAATTGAACTTAAAAATTTCGGCGATTTAAAATGGTCTGATAATATAGACGGCCTTTCAACAAAAATAGAGTTTTCTACAACTACAAAATTGAACGTTGGAAATCATTTTACTCTATCAAACGGTTCTAAAACAATATTAGTTGGTATTATTATTAACGAAAGTTATGATAAAAATAAATTTTATCAATATACAGGATTTGATTATGGATTCTATTTAAATAAAAATGAAATAGTTATTCAATTTAACGGTTGTAGTGCAAAAGATGCTATCACTCAATTATTAAATAAAGTCGAAGTTCCCATTGGTAATATTGCGAATATACCAATAACAGTTAAAAAAATATATAAAAAGATTGTTGTTTCAGATATTTTAAGAGAAATTTTAGACGATGCTTTTAAAAAAACTGGTAAAAAATATTCTATTAAGCAAAATGTAGAAAAAGTAAATATTGTTCAATCAAAAGAAATATTAGTAAATGCATTTTATGATTTATCAGGTCAATCGATTAATATTACAGATACGGTATCGGATTTTCAAGCTTCAAACTCTATTGAAAATTTAAAGAACAAAATTTTAGTTGTTGATAGTGGTGATAAAGATATAAAGATACTCGCAAGTGCTACTGATGAAAACAGCCGGGCTAAATACGGTTTATTACAACAGATAGAAACACCTAGCGATGATGACAAATCTTCAAAATCTATAATTGCTGCAAATCTTTTAAAAGAATTAAATCAGATTACAGAAACTCGCAGTGTTGAAATGTTAGGCTCTGATGATGTAGTATCAGGTGTTATATTGGTTTTTGATTACCCTGATTTGGATTTTACAGGTAAATATTTTGTTAGGCAAGTCAACCATTCATTTGATGGGACTTTACGCAAAATGGAATGTGATTTAGTGGCTTATGTGGGGTAAAGACAATCAGTGTAAAGGTTTAAGCCCCCCCTATAAAAGTTTTGAAGTGGTTATACCCTTACACCGTATACCCTCATTCAGAGAAAATATGGGTCGCGTATAGGGGGTGTAGTCTAAATAAGATGAAAGAAGGTTAAAACAATGACTATTAAAGAGAAAAAAGCGGAAAAAGACGGAAATAAAAAAAAGAAAGAGAAATTTAGCCTTAAATCTTTATCAGAAGAAGATTTGAGGGCAAAAGAATTAAGCAAAAAAATAAGTAAAGAAAAGGCGAAAATCACTAAAATTTTAAAGAATATTGGTGAAAATTTGTTAAAAATCAATGAATCTTTAATTGAAAATATTTCTTTTATGAGTATTACTCTTGATGGATTAGTAGAAACCATAAAAGTAAAAGGCGTAGTTGAGAAGTATTCAAATGGAGCAACACAAAAAGGATACAAAAAAAGCGTTGAAATAGATGTTTATAATACAATGCTAAAAAATTATAATGCTTCAATGAAATTATTAATTGATTTACTACCCAAAGGGGAAGAGGATATTGATGATGGTTTTATGGAATTTTTAAATCGTGGATGAACAATAGGAATTAAATATTTTTTTAAAAACACAGTCTTATAATAAGTCTTAGTTTGCATTAAGACGATATACAACAAATATACTTTTCAACTAAAAATATTGTTAAAATTCCATAGTATACATGTCAGTTACTCTCTATTTTTATGTTAGGATAAAGAAAAATCGGAGGGTGGATAGATGGGACATGAATTAATTGTTTTTGAAGGCAACAACATCAGACGTACACTTCATAATAACGAGTGGTATTTTTCAGTTATTGACATAGTGCAAACATTATCAGAGAGTAAAAATGCTCGTAGATATTGGAGTGACTTAAAGACAAAAATCAAAGAGGAAGAGGGTTTTAATGAACTGTACGAAAAAATCGTACAGTTGAAATTGGAAGCTCCTGATGGAAAAATGAGAGAAACAGACTGTACAAATACAGCAACTCTTTTCAGGATAATACAATCAATACCTAGTAAAAAAGCTGAGCCATTTAAAAGATGGTTAGCTCAGATCGGCTATGAAAGAGTACAAGAAATTGAAAACCCTGAACTTGCACAGCAAAGAATGAGGGAATTATACAAAGCTAAAGGTTATTCAGATGCGTGGATTGAAAAACGCATCCGGGGCATAGCCGTAAGGGATGAATTAACAGATGAATGGAGAAATCGAGGAATTAAAGAAGGTAAGGAATATTCTATTTTAACGGCTGAAATATCAAAGGCTACTTTTGGCTTAACTCCGTCAGAATATAAAGACTTGAAAGGCTTAAAAAGAGAAAATTTAAGAGACCACATGACAGACCTTGAGCTTATTTTTTCAATGCTGGGTGAAGCGTCAACGGTTGAAATTGCAAGAAATACAGAAGCTTTAGGCTTTGATAAAAATCAGATTGCGGCCAAAAAGGGTGGTAAGATTGCCGGGGGTGCAAGAAAACAGCTCGAAATTGAAAGCGGTAAAAAAGTTATTACAGGCGAGAATTATTTATCCCAAAAACAGGTTAAACAGATTAAAAACAAAGATTAAACTTTAAATCGGCAGATTTTACAGGCATGGTAATCTTTGGAAAAATTACCCTAAAAATCCGACACTATATATTATTGAGTTTGGCAAAGTTCAGAGGGGGTAAAATACAAATTTTTAAACGCTTCAAAATGAGTTCTAAGGCACTTAAATTTTAAATAGCAGGGCTTATTCATCTAAAAATCATTCAAATAGCTTTAATGGGCATCTACGCACGCAATTTTTTACCTCTAAAATATATTTTTATAACTCCTATAAATTACAAAAAACTACAATAACGATTTAACAAATTATGTCTTTGGTTTGGTATAAAGACATCTAAGAAATAGAAAACTCTTAATAATGCCTTTACAAATTACGTTAGAAAAAATATTTAACTTATTTGTGGTGAGCATTAAACCTTTTTGAAATCAATTTTATAGCCAAGTGCCTCGACAAGCTCTATGACTTCTGCATATTTTATAGAACCTCTTGATAATTTTTGAGATAAATTTTGTAAGCTTTCTGGGCGGTTATAAGTTTCTGAAATCAATTTAGCAACACTATCTATACTATATCCTTGTGATGCAATAAAGCCCTTAATTTCATTTTTAATACGACTTTTTATATTATTTGGTAGTTTACTTGTAATATCCATAAAATCTCCTTTTTTAACCTCTGCACATATTGTAAACTATTATGTTAATTTTATCAACTAGTAGATTAATAACTTCAACTAATAAGTTTATATAAGTATTGACATTATTAATGCATTCGTTTATAAT